GAAGCCAGCGATGGAGCCGATCACCGTCGCGCGCAAGCCGCTGTGCGGCACGGTCGCGGAGAACGTGCTGCGGCATGGGACGGGCGGGATCAACGTGGACGGGTGCAGGGTGGGCGACGGTCAGACCATCACAATCAGAGGAAAGACGCAAACTTCGCCTAGTGGATGGGTAAGCGACGGCGCCGAAGACGTTGTGTACAAGACGAATCCGCCGGGCCGCTGGCCCGCCAACCTCATCCACGACGGCAGCGACGAGGTGGTGGGGCTGCTCGGCTCCGCTGCCCGGTTCTTCTACTGCGCGAAGGCGAGCAAGCGGGACAGGGATGAGGGGTGCGATGGGCTTCCGCAGACGATCAAGCAGAGCGTGGCCCACGGCGACAAGCGGCACGGCACGCTGCCCTACACGAACGAGCCGCGAGAGATGAAGCCGCGCCCCAGAGGCAACCACCACCCTACCGTAAAGCCCACCGCCCTCATGCGCTACCTCTGCCGCCTCGTCACGCCGCCCGGTGGAACGGTCCTCGACCCGTTCATGGGAAGCGGCTCGACGGGCAAGGCGGCGATGCTGGAGGGCTTCAGGTTCATCGGCATCGAGCGCGAGGCGGAGTACGTCGAGATAGCGAAGGCGCGGATAGAGTCAGCGCATGGAAGGCGATAGCGAACTGACCGCGCAGGATGCGCGGGGCGGGGGGGACTCTGAACTGATCAGCGCCACCCGTCCGATACCGGACATCAAGTTGCTGCGGCGGGCGATCCTGCACCAGTGGGCGATCCCGGCGCACATCTACGCCACGCTGCCGCAGGCGTGCATTGACATCCTTAGCGGGGCTGACGGGACGCGCGAGAAGTTGGCAGCCATCAAGTTGCTGACCACGATGCACAAGGACAACGTGGATGCCTTCGTGCAGGTGGACAAGATGGACAGGCTGGAGACGGGACAGGCCACCGAGCGGTACGAACTGAAGCCTGTGGTGTTTGAGCGGCGGGACTGATGGAACTGAAGTTGCCAGCGCTGTACGGTCGGCAGTACGAAGCCGTACACGACCCGCGCCGGATCAGCGTCATCGAGGCGTCCACCAAGGCCGGGAAGACCGCAGGCTGCATGATCTGGCTGCTGGGCCATGCGTGGAACGATCCCGTGCCGGGACACGCATACTGGTGGGTAGCGCCCGTCTACACGCAGTCGCGGATCGCGTTCGATCGGATGAAGGGGTGGCTGCGCACCGCCGACCCGCTGAAGAAGTTTTGGAAGTCGCACGATACCGAGATGTGGCTAGAGGTCGGGAAGGGCGCGCGCATCTGGTTCAAGTCGGGCGACGATCCCGACAACCTGTACGGCGAGGATGTGTACGGGGCTGTGCTGGACGAGGCGACCCGCATGAAGGAAGCGTCATGGCACGCCGTGCGCTCGACCCTTACTAGCACACGGGGTCCGGTTCGCATCATCGGGAACGTGCGCGGACGGTCGAACTACGTCCACAAGTTGGCGATGCGCGCGCTTCAGGAACCCGCAGGGGAGATCGGATACCACAGGCTGACGGCGTGGGATGCGGTCGAGGGCGGCATCCTAAAGCGCGAGGAAGTGCTAGCAGCGCAACGCGACCTGCCGCCGCATGTGTTCAAGGAACTGTACTTGGCGGAACCCGGCGATGATGGCGGCTGTCCATTCTCCATCGACGCGATAGCCAAGTGCATAGCCGAACCTAGCCGGAAGGCTGTCGCCGTCTGGGGCGTCGATCTCGCCAAGTCGCAGGACTGGACGGTGGCTTGTGGACTCGATGAGGACGGCAAGGTGGCGGCGCTTGAGCGGTGGCAGGGACAGTGGGCTGACACCAAGGAACGCCTGAAACGGATCATCGGTGATACTCCAGCGCTGATCGATTCGACAGGCGTAGGCGACCCCATCGTGGAAGACCTGCAACGGACGATGCCATGCGTCGAGGGCTTCAAGTTCACGGCAGGCAGCAAGCAGCAACTGATGGAAGGCTTGGCGTCTGCGATCCACGAAGGCCGGATCGGCTTCCCTGACGGCTGGCTGCGCGCGGAGTTGGAGACGTTCGGCTACGAACACACCCGCACAGGCGTACGCTATGAAGCGCCAGCAGGCTTGCACGATGACGGCGTCTGCGCGCTGGCGCTTGCAGTGCGTCACCTGTCGTTCGCCCGGTCCTCAACCCTCGACATACGGATCTTCTAGCGCATGGGACTCTTTGACTTCCTCCGCAAGCGGCAGGACACCCCCGACAAGTACGTGGACGCATCCGTGACGGTCATGGACCGCGCAGGGCGTCCCAAGCAGCCGCAGTTCAACTACCACGCGGCTGTCCGGCACTACTCGTCGTGGATCTACGCCGCCGCGACGATCAACGCGCAAGCGGTCGCAGCCAACCCGCTGCGGCTGTACGTACGGTCCAAGCCGGGTGCCAAGCGCCTGTACGACACGCGACCCGTCCCCAAGCGCCGCAAGGCGTACCTGATGGGTGACACAGCCGTGCAGCCGTCGCGGTCGGTCATGCGCAAGGCGATTGCCGGGGACTTTGAGGAAGTGTCATTCGACCACCCCGTGCTTGAGGTGCTGCGTAAGGCCAACAGCATGGATGATGGATTCGGGCTGGCAATCAGCCGCATCCTGTTCCTTGAACTGACGGGCAACGCCTACCTGCACCCGGTGTTTGGTGACCTTGGCGTGCCTGCCGAACTGTGGACGATGCCAAGCCAGTACGTGAAGGTGATCCCGTCCACGGACGGACTGATTGCCGGATACCGCTACGGCGTCGAGTCACAGACCGAGATGGACTTCACGGTGGACGAGGTCATCCACTTCCGCCGTCCCAACCCCAAGTCCCTGCTGTACGGAATGGGCAAGGTGGAGGCTGCGTGGGGCGTGATCCAGCAGAACGCCGCCATCCATGACATGGATCTGTCCATGTTTGAGAACATGGCGCGACCCGACTACGCCATCATCGTCAAGAGCGCAGGGCGCGAGCAGTTGGACCGCTTTGAGACGAAGGTGCGCGAGGCGCTGCAAGGCACGCGCAAGGCAGGCAAGTTCTTTGCCATGTCCGGCGATGTGGACATGAAGCCGCTGTCGTTCCCCACCAAGGATCTGGCGGGACGCGACGAGATCGTGGAGGAGATCGCGGCGGTGTTCGGCGTTCCCGTGTCGATGCTAAAGGCGAATGATCCGAACCTAGCAGCGTCCAAGTCCGGCTACGCGCAGTGGCGTGAATCGACCATCGCGCCTATCTGCCGTCTTGATGAGGAGACGCTGAACGCCAAGTTGCTGCCCCTGTTCGGTCTGGAAGACACCGCCTACCTTGCCTACGACAACCCGGTGCCTGCGGATCGTCAGCAGGATCTGGTGGAGCGTCAGACGGCAGTCGCGGGCGGGTGGATGACGCCCAACGAGGCACGCATTGAGAGCGGCTACGAGCCAGCGGAAGACGCCGCAGCGGATCGGCTGTACGTGAACGGTCAGCCACTCGGCGGCCAGCCACAGGGCGTCCCCGGCGTTGCGTTGCCCTTCGGCGCGCCGCGCGTCATGCCGGAGCCGCAGGCGCAGGCGTGGGAAGATCCCACTATGGAGCCTGTGCAGGCGTCCAAGCGTCTGTCGTTGCCAGCGCCTGCCACGAAGTCCGAGGACTGCGTCAGCGACAAGATCCGAACCCTTCTCGATGAGGGCTACCCGCGCGAGCAGGCAATCGCCATCGCCATCTCCATGTGCGAGGGCAAGGCGTGGGGCGAGGCGGACCCCGCCAAGGCCATCGGCGACGTGGACACGCGACCGACCGAGGAGATGGCACGGCTCGCTGCGCGTGGGCTGGAACTGCGCGCCGAGTTCAACCGGGGCGGGACGGAGGTCGGCGTGGCACGCGCACGCGACATCAGCAACCGCGCCAACCTGTCCGAGGAGACGATCCGGCGCATGGCGTCGTACTTCAGCCGTCACCGCGTGGACCTTGACGCCGAGGGCGCGCAGTCGGGCGAGGACGGCTACCCGAGCGCGGGCGCGATTGCGTGGATGCTGTGGGGCGGCGACCCGTCGAACCCGGCAGGCGCGGGCGCGGGATGGGCAGAGCGCAAG